CGAAGATGTATTGAGGCACAACCAGAATGGAAAGAATTTTTAGATCTTGTAGAAAAGGAAATTTTGGAAATTGAGCCTGACTTAAAAGAATTTTTAGTTGCTGGGTGCTATAAATGCACGCATCCTTGTGAGTATTATAAAAAACGTTGGTGGTAATAAAAATATTGATTTAATAACTAATTTAAGTAAAATTTGTATTGTGTTATAAGTAAAATTGTATAATATTGTAAACATTCATAATGAATGTTTAAAACATTCTTTTAAGGTAAGTTATTAAGGAGTGTAAATAGTATGAAATATGACATTGATAAATTAAAAGAAATTGAAAAAGAGTTAAAAATATGGGAAAAGTTATTTGAAACTTCTTCAAAACATCTCAAGCCAAATGAATATAAATACTCTTATAACTTTATTAAATACCATGAATATCTTTCAAAGTATTCCAATTTTAAAACCACAAAATAAGGAGGTGGGTAAAAATGCTAAAAGGAATTGAAGTTAATGCTGGCGATAACAACGTAAGTATTACTTTTATATCAGACATAGAGAAATTAGTTATAAACATTCCAAAAGAATTAGCTTATAAATTTGCTGACGGTCTATATAAAGAGTTGTATGACGAACCATCATATAAAGAACTAGAGGATAGAGTTTACAGTCTTGAAAATGTAATTGAAGAACTTGAAGATAGATTAGAGTACGTTTATGCCAACGATTATGATATATATTAAAGTGTGATAATAGTTATATAAATTGTAGTATTTAAAAAATTCTACACATATCATAAAATGTGTAGAATTTAAACTATTTTATTGGTTTTACCCCTAAAATAGCTGGCATACTATAATTTTTACCGATATCTGGCTCGTCTGTTATACACAACCAAGCTGCGGCGGCTCTGGCATCTGACATATCTTTACTTTTATCCTTTAAATGGTCTATTTTATTTCCATTAATAATCTGAATGTGTTTCAATTCTTCGTTAGCATTAATACCATAATCCACAGTGTGATCTAACAACTCAATCTGTCCCGTATAAATTAAATTTTTTAAATTTTGGTATAGTTGTAGCTGAAATTGATTAGACCAGTTTTTATCTTCCGCATCAACACCGTATGATATTAATCTCTGGACAACTTCTGCTGAATTAAACTTATCAAACAATGCTTTTTTAACGTGTACTTTACTACAGATCATTGATAGTACATCTGCTACATTTAGTAAATCGACTGGGAGTCTTTCTTTTTTAGAAGGTATCCAAACCAATAATAAATCTTCAACTGGTTTATTAAATAACTTTTCTACTGTTTCTCCATTTTCTACCACAGTTACAGGAGTTGGTTCTCCATGAAATAAAGAAATAACGTAGCTGTCTGAATTTACACCACCATCTCCACCTATATAATATGTGAAAGATGGTTCAAGATTTAAATTAAAAATTTCTATCCCAGAATAATATTTTGTTTCTCCATTAGCAATAGTTCTTGATGTAATAGTATCTTGAATAATAATATTGTGACACTGTGCTTTCTTACCAATTTTAACAACTTCATCAATTTTCTCTGGAAATTGAAAAAATCCTTGCTTAATGGCAGGCGGTATACATTCATACTTACACATTGCACCTTCTGGATCTCTATCATAATCTTTTTGAAGTGATTCTCTTTTAATTTTTGGGTTTACTTCCCATGATTTACCTATCATTGCAAAAATACTTTCATCTTTTGTCATTAAATAATTATTGTATTTCTGCATTAAAAAATCTTCCTGACTTCTTGGATAACTTATGAAAATAAGTAGCATTTTATCGTTAAAACGTGAAACAGCAGAAGAACGCAGTGTATTATAAGCAAATACAGCATTTTTATAATCGTATCCGCTTATTTCATCAAAAATAACAAGTAATGGGTTAAAACCTTCATATGCCTCTGCCTCGGAGTGGGCGGAGTGAGCAGTAATACCATTAAAAAACCTAATCTGATTTTTAGTAGTTTGATATTCATTATATGCTTTAGGATAATAATTTACTGGTTTAAACCAGTCACAGTTTGCTAATCGAGCCTTTAATTTTTTAAAGAACACATTATTAGCTTGATAAGAATTGACAGCAACATTTATTAAGTCAATTGGTTCCCCTTGACCAAACCCAAAAAACTTTTGTGGATTACTCATACAGTTTAGTACATAAGCAAAATAAGCTAAAATTCCAGACGCTAAAAAATCTTTGCCTGAACCTTTACCAAATATTAATAAACCCTCAGTAATTTTTGAGTAATCTTTTTCATCAAAAGTCTTGTGCTTGTCTAACTTGCTCCAGATAATTTTATTTATGGTTTCTAAAGCTTCAGTTTGTTTGCCAGGATAAGGACTTTCTTTTAAAAATTTATTTGATTTAAAAAATGTTAATAAGTCTACTGGCACTTCTCTCCATGTATCTTGAGTTTCTGTTTTTTCTTCAGCCATAGAAATAAAACTTTTTAATAAATCATCAAAACCATTTTCGTTGGTCATTTGTCACACCTCTTATTAGTACATTTTTTAGTTTGATTTTTGCATAGAGAAATTGTTTTATAACGTTCCCCACTAGTGTTTAATTTTATACAGTTATCAGCAATTGATGATAAATACGAGGACAAAAAAGTATTACTAGATGTTGTATCAGACAAAACAATATAATACCCACTATCTCTTAACTTAATAATAGTCGAAATTAAAGTTATATCATTTTCAAAAAATTCAGATATGACAATTCCAATTGTAGTAATTTTATAATCCAATAGGAGGAAGATTTCACTGGCATTTTCAATGGTGGTGGCGGGAAATTCAATACCACAATGACTAATAATATAATCATCACCATCATTAATATGTTTAAAACAAATAGAACCTTCTCCTTCTCTAATGAGTGCTTTAATTAAAGCAGAAGTTTTTGTACTATACTTATCACCATAATAAAGAGTTATCTCACCAGTCATTTTTATCTTCCTCTCTGTGCTCTAATATATCTGAAAACCATTTAGTTTCTTTAATGGTTCTCAATCTTTCAATAATAATAGGAATTTTATCTGGTACTTCTTCATACAACGTCTGTAAAATAATCTCCATAAATTTATTGACATTTTTATAATCATTAATTTCTCTCTGAATTTCTATCATTTTAGATAAAAATTCTCTCATTTCAGAAGATACCGCTTTAAATTGATAAGGATTTATGTATTTTCCTTTTTCTTCGGCATCTCTCTCCATCTGTTCTAATAAGTTTTTAGTTTTTTCATAGAGATTATTTATTTCATATATAATATCAAAACTTTGATTTATAGTTTTAATAACTCTTTTTTGACTATCTCTATAAAGCTTTCTTTTAACTTCTGGAATTTTTTCTAAAAATCTGGCTACAGTATCCTTATTAATAGGATCTTCAGGGGGAATTTTCCCGCCACTGTTTAAATCCTCGGCTATTTGTTCATATGTTAGTCCTGCTTTCCTCATGTTGATAACATCTTCTTCTACTTCGTATTTAACAATTTTTGACACCTTAGTTTTTGACATTGTTACACCACCTTATATATTGACTATATATAGTATAGTTAAAGTTATTGTCTTTCATATCAGAATAGTGTAAAATAAAAGAAAATAATGCTCGGGAGGCGGGTTAAAGTGAAAGATACATTTTTAATTGCTTTAATATTATATATAATAACAAGACTACTTAATATAAACTTTGATATAATAGGCGGTACTTTATTCTTTATTTTGATTGTGTCGATTGTTTTTAAATTGGTCGTAAAGATTACTAAATATATTATTGGATTTTTTAAAGCATAGTAAGGCACTTATAAAAATTTTTCATATGGTTTACATTATATTTACAGTTTATGGAATGACTATTTATAAAAATTTTTCATATGGTTTACAGTTTCTGGAATGACTATTTATAAAAATTTTTCATATGGTTCGTATAGCCACCCCAGCGTTTTGCTGTGAGTGGCTTTTTTCAAGCCATTGGGGGGGATCTTGAACTGAAAAACCTACTTC